AGATACATTAATACTAATGGCAACACCTGAATGGACAAACTCTATTCCACCGCTATGAGAGATATAAAGGAAATAATAATCCATTGTTCTGCTACTAGGGAGGGACAAAATATCGATGCAGAAATAATAGACAGATGGCATAAAGACCGAGGATGGAAAGGAATAGGATACCATTACGTAGTTCTCCTTGACGGAATTATAGAATATGGTCGTGCAGTAAAAGACATTGGCGCTCATTGCCAAGGGTATAACTCCAATTCTATTGGAGTTTGTTATATTGGGGGAGTAGAAGAAGATGGCATCACTCCAAAGGATACGAGAACTTGCGAACAAAAAGAGGCACTTATATTATTAATTAGGGTCCTAAAACTATTACATCCCGATGCTACTATTTTTGGTCATAGGGATTTTTCCAATAAGGCGTGTCCATCATTTGATGCCAAAAAGGAATATGAAGGAATAGGGTCGAAAGAAAATTTATGAATGTTAAATTATATAATAATGAAAATATTTAAAGAGTTAATACTTAAAAAGAATATAAAGAAATTGGGTAAAGGAGTTCTTAAGGTAGTGGATAATATTGCTTTAGGGGGAGCCATTACCAAAACAACTCAAGAGACGGAGGGTAGTCCTTCGGGAAGCATTCCTATTATCGAGATATTATCTTCTCTTGTTCCCGTAATTTTACTGATAGCAGTATTGGCGGGATGGATTGATGTTTCGGAACTTAAAGAGTTGTTGAAATTATTTTAATATCTTTGTAATAAATTAAATTAAATCTAATCAAATGAAAGTAGAAACAGAAGAACTCCAAACAATGAGAACCCTACATACCGAATTTAACAAATCTAAAATGTCATTAGGGGAATTAGAATTGCAGAAAATAGATGTTATTAGGCAAGTAGCTAATATTAAAGAACAGTTTGGGGTCCAAGAAAAGAAATTAATTGACAAATATGGTCCTGACTCCGTTCTTAATATGGATACGGGCGAGATAACAAAAAAAGAAAATGGGAAAGATAAGTAATACAAGTTCATATCCCTTCGGTACTGCCGCAGCGAATGATTATGTTATTGGAACAGATGCCAATTCAGCCAATCCTGATTTACAGACAAAGAACTATACACTAGGAGATATTGCCGGATTAGCACCGCACAATACTCTTCAAGAGGTCTTGGATGCAGGGAATACTGCTACACAAACAATGACTCTTAACTCTCCGGGTGCGGGAATTACTTTTACAAACTTTGGAACAAGTTTATTCGCGGGAGATATTACCATTCAGGGAGATATAATAGATTCAACGGGAACTGCGGGTACATCCGGTCAAGTTATTAAAAGTCAAGGAGCGGGATTTGGTGTAGAATGGAAAGATGATTCTTTAGCGCCTCCATTAACGGCTACAAAATTTTGGTATGGAGACCCCGGAAATGCGGCAGTCGAATCTACCAATATTACAAATGATGAAAGTGGCGCCGGACTTTTAAGTCTTGGGTTAATAGCATCAGGACTTACTACAATAGATAATAAATTACTTGCTAATGTAGTCCATCCTAATGGAGATGCAAATTTAATGTATGGGCAATTTGCCCTTGGCTCTATTGTTAATGGAGACTTTAATACGGCTATTGGAATTAATTCTCTTTCGCTTCAAGTTTCGGGTAATGATAATGTAGCTATAGGGTATAGGGCGCAATCGTCTAATCCGGCTGCCTCCATGAATGTATCGGTAGGTAATAATACTTTATCTGCTCCCGGATTATTAGATAGCAATACCGCAATTGGTCATTATTCTTTATTAAATATAGATGGAGAGATAAATACTGCCGTAGGAGCAGAAACCTTAACTAATCTCGCAAATGGTTCAAAAGGCAATATAGCAATGGGATATCATGCCGGATACGATAATCTTGTGAGTAATTATAATATAATGATTGGCGCCTCTGCGCATAAGGATGCTCAAATTAATACTGATACTATAGCAATTGGAACAAGCGCGATGCAGAATGATAGTGGAGATTTCTCTATAGCTATCGGAACTTATGCGGCAATAAATAATAGTGGAGATGAAAATATAGCTATGGGGTGGTCATCATTAGCCTCTCTTAATAATCAAGGATGTATAGCACTTGGGTCACGAGCGATGGCGGGTGGCGGCGATGACTGTATAGCTATAGGAAGAGACTCTCTTCAAGCAGCTTCGGGCAATGGCAATATAGCTATTGGATTAAACTCAATGCGTAATATATCTTCAACTCAAGCAGAAAATATAGCTATTGGAACTGATTGTTTCAGTCATCCCGTAAATTTTTTAGGCGATAATAATATTGGTCTTGGGTTTAGAGTTTTTGCAACGGGAGCGGGATTTGATAATACTATAGCTATTGGAAATAGTGCGCAAGTAGGAGGAAGCGATTCTATAGCATTTGGAAATAACGTAGTCTCAACTCGTGGTAGAGAGTTTATATTATCTAGTTCAATAAGGCATATAAATGTAGGTATGGGATTTGCGTTGGGAGCATCAAGCGGGGCGAATGTATTTATCGACAACGCGGCAGCCACCCTAGGCGGAAAGATAGTGGGAGATATATATGTAGTAGGACCAACGGGAGTGGGACTTGTGGGTCCCCCTGCAACATTAGCAGTAACATATTAATTAAATTAAATCAAATGGATATAAGGAAAATATCCATAGGTCCCGATTATAAGTCGGGCGCTATGCATTATATTATAGGACAGACCGTATTGGGAGATAAATATATCATTCATCTTATTCAATATGATGATAGACAAGACTCCATTAAAATATGGATAATAAGGAATAAAGAGATTTTATTGTGGAAGGAATTTAAATCTCCAATGCCCATTTCGATTGAGTATAACATACATTTTTGAAATGAGATTTTTAAAATTTACATTGATATGGATAAGTCAAAACCTTGCGATACCATTTTGGATGGTAGGGCATATACACTTAACGTATAATATATTAGAAGACATCCATGAAATCGCTGCTTCCATAGGTATGAATATTCTAGTGTTAATAGGATTTATTATTGATTATAAAGAAACGAAAAAATGAGGTCGCCATTTTATTTTATTATTACGCCCCATAATTCCAAGCGTTATGATAATACTAAAGATATAGGAGGAGTTAACTTTATTACAAGCAGTTCAACTGAAGACCATCGGTTTTCTAATCGTTATGCTAATGTAATAGAAACACCAATAGGTTATAATGGAAACATACAAAAGGGAGATACCCTTTTAGTTCATCATAATGTTTTTAAATACTATTATGATATGAGAGGACGAGAGAGAAGTGGACGGAGTTTTTTAAAAGATGATTATTTATTTGTAGATGAAGAACAATTCTTTTTATACAAGCATGATGATCCTTGGAAATCTCATTCTAAATACTGCTTTATTAAACCCTTAGAAGAACAAGATTATTATTTAGAAAAGTTTACAAAAGAAGAACCTCTTGTTGGGACTATTAGATATATTAACGAAGATTTGTTAAATTTAGGTTTAAAAATTGGAGATAAAATATGTTATCAACCGGATTCGGAATATGAGTTTTTAGTTGATGGAGAGAAGTTATATAGAATGTTTACTAATAACATAACTGTTAAATTAAATGAAATTAATTGAAGTAAAATTACAAATAATAGAAGCAGCAGAAAAAGCAGTCCAACATCTGATTAAAGTTGCTAAAGAAGAAATTATTAAGCCGGACCCGGAAGATGATTTGGCATCCGATAGATTGAAAAATGCGGCAGCTACAAAGAAGCTATGCATTTTCGATGCTTTTGATATACTAAATCGCATTGAGTCTGAAAGAGAAAATATTGAATTGTCTATAAATGGTAAAGTGGCAGGAGATATAAAACAAGGATTTGCAGAGCGAAGGTCAAAATAACTTATATAGAATAGTTGTAGATGTTATCCCATCAGCAGTATTAAAGAGAAAGAACGGGTCTCGGACATGGCGTTATGGATATAACGAGAAATATGATGTAATAGTAATATCTAGGAATGGAACGATTGGAGAGATATATGAAATAAGTGGGTTAAAGATAGCCCTTCCTTTTATCCCCAAAATAGTGTCCTCAAGGACACTAAATAAAAAAGAACAATATTGGGAAAGACTCTTACAACCCAAGCCACTTAAAAATCTAAAAACCATATTTCAATGGAATGAAATGCCTTCTGCTTTTAAGTCACAATGGGTGGATTATATAGAAGAAGAATTTGTGAAGAGGGATGAGGGGTATTGGTTTATGAATAATGGTTCTTCTACCTATATAACGGGCGCTCACTATATGTATCTTCAATGGACCAAAATAGATATTGGATATCCGGATTTCAGGGAAGCAAATAGATTATTTTACATTTTTTGGGAGGCATGTAAAGCTGATGATAGAAGTTTTGGAATATGTTATTTGAAGATTCGGCGTTCAGGGTTTTCATTTATGGGGTCATCAGAGGCAGTAAATATAGCCACACTCGCTCAAGATTCACGGGTTGGAGTTCTTTCTAAGACGGGAGCCGATGCTAAAAAGATGTTTACGGATAAGATTGTTCCTATATCTAATAATTACCCTTTCTTCTTTTCTCCTATTCAAGATGGAATGGATAAACCAAAGACAGAATTAGCTTATAGG